CGTATTGCGCTGCGCCGCCGATGCCGTGGCAAAGGCAATGCCGTCGATGGACGCGAGCGCGTCGATGATGAGTTGCTCGGTGTCCTTCATGGCCCAGTCTTTCAACGTGGCCCGGCCGGCGTCGCGCAGATCGATCGCCGACTTGATTTCCTCCATTTCGGCAATGCGCACGGCATTCCTGCGCTTGTCGATGTAGACGCGCTGGCTCCTCGAGGACATATCCTCCTCGAAGCCCTCGAGCATATTGCTGCCAGTGACGGCGGCATTGGTGAGCCGGTTGACAAGCGCAAGGGTCGTACTGTCGCCCTTGCCTTTGCCAAGGACTTCCTTGACCTGGATGACGGCGTTTTCATCCGAGCCCATGCTCTCGGAAAAGCGGTTTTCGGTGAGATACTCTTTGAAGAAGTCGGATTCCCAGCGCTGGACCCGTAGGCCCGTGGCGGCAACTGTATCGGCCATGATCGGCCCCTATTTCGTAAACCCGGCAGCGCCTAGCGATTGCCGAGGAGGTCTTTGATTGACGGCGGCCCAGACCAGGCCGCGCCGTTTCGGGAGCCGACGTTGCGCGCCGAGCTCAAATTGGACGGCATGACGCTCGCCGGCTTGGCCCGCGGTGATTCCGCGATGTCGTCCGTCACTCGTCCCGTCCGTAATTCTTCGAGATATTCAGCCCGTATCCGCGCCTTGTAGGCGTCGAGATCGGAGCCGACTTCCTGCAATGCCGTGCGCTGCTTATGCCACTGCACCATGGCTTCGTACTGATCCGGCGACCGCATGATGCGCTGATAGTCCGCCATCCATTGCGGGTCCGTCTCACGTGCCGCTTGCAGCGCTTCGTAAGCTCCCTTCACGACATCCTCGCCGTGGCGAGTGATCGCGAACTGGCTTTGCATGGCCTCGCGCTGGCGCTGGAACTCGCTTTGAATGGCGGCGCGTTCCTGTGCGATGCGCGACTCCAAGCGCTGGTCGACCGTGCCCAACGGGTTGTCCCAGTCGAACTCGGGCGGTGCTTGCGGTTGCGGCTGTTGCGGCGGCGCCTCGCGCTGCTTGAGGACGGCCGATGTCAGCTCGGCGAGTTGCCGGCGAAGGTCGGTGACCTCCTCGGTGTAGCGCTTGGCCTTCTGACGTTCGGCCTTGAGCGCCTGATAGGGCACCGGGCCTTTGTCGTCGTCGCCATCGTCGTCGATCGCCTCTCTCGGTTTCTCCGGGGGCTGCTGCGCAGCCTTAAGGGGCTCTCCGGGTTCCCGGCGGACGATGGACTCGTCGCGCTCGGACGGATGCTTTTCCTCCGGATAATCGACCGGGATCTTTTCCGGCGCTTCCTGCGCGGGCACGCCTTCATCGCGCGCCTTGAGGATGTCCTCGGCACTTGGCATTGCAGTTGTCCTTGTGGCTGATGACGCTCAGTCGAGCGAAGCGCCCGTGCGGCGGCGACCCGTGGGGCTGGTTGCCCAGCCTTGCGCCCTTTTGGCTGCGGTTAAGCAGCCCACGGAGGCGGCCCGTCTTACAGTTCAGCGATGCGCCCTGAAATGCTTCGCAACTCTTTGCAGAAAAGCAGCGCGCATTTCAGGCGTCACGACGACAGGCTCAATATCCGCGTACCTGTTTTCCGTCAGATATTCGGTATAAAAATCGTTTTCCCATTGAGCGACTTTGCGCGAGATCTCGCCGATCTGCGGGTTAAGCGCGGTTTCAATCTTCAGCAGTGCGTCGGCGGGTGCCCAGTCGTACAGAAAGCGCCCCACCGCCGTCAGAAAGCGGGTCAAATCTCGCTCCTGTTCGCGTGTCATAGGTCCCGCACCCTCTGAAGCCGTTCCTCTAAAAACCTCTTCCGGCGCTTGCGCGAGGTTTCATACTCGCGGTCGTCGTAGTCCTGATCCCAGAACGCGGACCCGCCGGTTGTCGTCGGACCGACTGCCGGCGGCACCGGCTCGCCGCCCGGCCACGGACCCGGCGTCGTGAGGGTGACGAGTTCCGCATCGGTCAATGCCGTGTTCTGGAATTGCAGGTGGCGGATGTGGCCGTTGAGCACGTCCGCAGCGACACCATCATACCCGATCCGCAATTGAACCAGGAGGGCGGGCACCGTAGCCGAGGTGTCGGCTCCCACCGTGCCGCCATTCAAGCATCCCCGCACGTTATTTATCTGCTGAGACACTGCAATCTTGGCAATCGTATTCGCAGCCACCGCGCCAAGGCTGAGATCGGATTGCGCCGAAACATGCTTGGTTCCAGCGTGCGCAACGGTTCCAACTGTCCACAGTGAGACGTAGCCGGTGGAACTATTGGTATCAGCTTGCATCATGGCGCGCGTGCCGCTCGCCGCGAGCAAGTCGAACTCGCAGGCGAACGTGCCCTGTGGCTCGTTGTACCAATCCGAGAAATTGCTGCCGGTCATCACCGCGATGTCGGCGGCGCGGTTCACCGCCGCTGCCGGGGTCGGGAAATAAGAACTGGCAAAAGATGCAACTTGATCGAACATCACGCCCCAAGCATAGACTGTTCGGCCAACGGTCACTGTCGTCGAGTTGTCAGCGTCGCATGGCCCAATGCCGATAACCCGTGTCGTGCCGGTTGTCCCGACGCGCGTCATGACGCAGCGATACCAACCGTTACCGACATCCTGGATCGTTGCCGCAGTGATCGGGCTTTGCACCGTCCCGACTGCCCCCGTCGCAAGATTGAACCACGCACGCGGCGTTCCCGTCGCATCACTCGTGCTTTGCACAAGCGCATGAATCCAATCGCTCGTTCCTTTCTTGGCGTAAAAACTTTGCGTATAGGTACTTCCTGCGGGCGAAGCTGTCGCCCACGTCACAGCGCCGGGGCTCGCCGAAGCCGTGATCTGATCCGCCGTAAGCGTTCCATCAGGAGCGTTGGTCTGGTCGGCCGTGACCGTAGCGCCAGTTTTCGTCCAGCTTGCATGTGTAAGATCCTGCGAAGACACCCCTTGAAGGTTGGTTATCGCCTCGATCAGCAGCCCCTTGGCGGCGTGCGTCACCGGGTCGTAGTCGAAGCGCGGGGCGTGGACGGCGGCGGTCGTCGTCGGGATGTAGGTCGAGGGCGTCGTCGCCGTCGTGACGTATTCCGCCTGCGCGCCCCACAGATAAATATCGCCGGTCGAACTTACGGTAAGACTGCCGTTCGTCTCCGCGACGTGAATATAAAATGCGGACGCAGTTGCGACCAACCCCCAGCACCGATACCAGCCACTGCCGACGTTCTCGATCCCGGCCGAAATCCAGCCCGCGCTGACCGTTCCGACCGTTCCAGCCGCGAGATCAAACCAAACGGCTGTCGCTGTCGAAGCATTGGTCGTTCCGAAACGAACTTTGCTCTTCGTTCCGGCCTTGGCATAGACGCTGTAGATGGCCAGACCCGGGGCCTGCGTGATCCCTTGATTGAGCCCGCCGCCATTGGCTGACCCAGTATGGATCAGCCTGTCTGCCGTTGTACTGCCGTTTGGCGCTGTCGTATCGTTTAACGCAAGCGTCCCGCCGACCTTCGTCCACGTGGTGTTGAAATCCTCCGACTGAATGACCCAATTATGGCCCGCGTACTTCAGCACGCCCGCGCTGTCGTAGTACGTCCCGAGCGAGGCCCGCGAGAAGGTGATCCGCGGATCGAGCGTCCCGGTCGTGAAGTCGAGATCGAGCGTCGTCGCCATGGCTTATTGCTCGCTCTCGCTCTCGCTCATCGCGAATTCTTGCCGACGCGCTTCTCCCTCCATCTTCTGGCGCGCCAACTGCGCGTCGACCTGGCCCTTGATCTGCGCCCGACGGACCTCGATCTCGGCCTCGATGCGCGCCTTCTCGGCCATCAGCCGCATCTCTTGCTCGAACTCGGCCTGTTGCTGCGCCAGCTTTTGCTGATGCTCCTTCTCGGCGAAGGCAAGCTTTTGCTGCATTTCCTGTTGGCGGATCTGCGCCGAAAGCTGCTGTTCCTGCGCTTTGGCAGCGGCTTGCAGCTTCATCTGTTCCGCCTGCAACGCGAGCTTCTGTTGCTCCGGTGACGGCGGCGCCGGCTGCTGCTTTCTTTGCGCCATGCGCTCCAGGATTTGCTCTTTGTTGCGCACGTTCGGCGCCGCCTGGATCAGATCCTCGAACGAAATCTCGTTGTTCGCATCCACCTTCTTGAGCTCGACGAGCGCTTGCCACTGTTCAATCTGCGGCGCCACGACATCGCTGACGTCGTCGATGTAAATATCGACCTGTGCCTGCGCGACCGAGTTCGCAATCCGTTGCTCGCCCGTCACCGGGTCGATGTCCGGCACCTCGATCGGCTGCCCGTTCGGCCCCGGCATCGGTAACTGAATCGTCGCCGGCTTGTTGATCGCCGCAAAGCGCACGTTCCTCTCGTCGTCCGTAATGCGTATCCACTTTTGCCCGGTCCAGTATTGCCGGATGCGGTTCCACACCATCCGGTAGACCCGCTTATCGAAATAGCGAAGTCCATCGAGCAGATCGCCCATCTCGATCATGCCGCCTTGCTGGCTGGCCATGATCGCCCGACCTGATGCGCTCTCGCCGGCCTCGCCTTGCATACTGGCGTTCGGCCCCATCATGTCGATTTCGTTCTTGGCCTCTTGCAGCAATTGAATGTGCCCGGCCGCCAAATCGACCCGCTCGCGGAATTGAAATCGCTGTTCGGCCAGCCCGCCCGGCGCGACCTTGATCACACCATCCGGACGAGCTGCCTCGCGCCGCGCCTTCTCGAGGTCGTCGACAACGCCCTCTTCGTAAAGGATCTGATTGCTGTTCAGAAGGTGCAGGGACTTACTGCGCCGCTTGTTGATTTCGTCCTGCGGCGAAATCATCTCGCGCACGGCGCCGTACCGATTGCCCTCAAGATCGCAGTACGCCGACTGCGCCACCAGCCCGGGCTCCGAGTCGCCGTCGTCCGTGACGTAAGGACTCTTGCCGTCGAGCAAGATCCCTTCCTTCGTGAACTCCGCAAAATACCACGTGTCCGCGCTCTTCCCCCCCGTCCGCTTGATCCACATCTGCACAATGCGAACCCGCTTGCGCTTGCGGTCCGCCCAGACCTGATAACTCGGCTTGTCATCGTAGGTGTCGGAAAAAGTCGAGGAAGCGAGCGTCGCGTCCAAGGCTTCCGCCTTGTCGGGCCACCGGTTCAGCGCGTCCTCGTGATCCATCCACCAAACGCCGCCAAAATAAGAGGCATCCGAGAAATCGAGCTCCAGCGAATGCGGGTCATGGAAAAACCGATCCCACCGAAAACGCTTGATCTCGATGCAGATCTCGTTCGCATCCCCGGCATAACTGTCGTCATAACCCTTGACGCACACCTCAACCGCGCCAGAGCCCTCAATCAGCATGTTGCGCCACACGGCGCTGCGAACCATTTTGAAATCGCAATCGTCAATGACGTAGTTCAGCGCGTCCGTGCACGCCTCCGCGTCCTGCTCGTGCTGCGGCGTCCGCGGTAACGCCCGCGGCTTCGTCCGTTGCTGCTTCTCCAACCCGACCAGAAAATCGATCTTCCGCTTGATCCGGTTGATGATCACCGCAGGCTGGCCGCGGGCTTCCAACTCCTTCAGTTGGTCGGAGGTGAGCTGGTCAGAGTCGACGTAGCGCCTGTCCCGCTCCGCAAGCTGCCGAGCCTCGTAGCTCGCCTCCTCGCTCTCCTCAAACCGGCGCACCAACGACGTCAGCCCAAAGGGATCGTCCTCATCGGACTGCCGAAGAGCAGTCTCGTCACGATCCCGCGCGTTGTCGACGACAAGCGAAACTGCCATCGCAGGTAACCTTGAATGTTGAGAAATTCAGTCGACGGCCCGCGGCTCCTCTCGGGGAGCCCTAAACCGTCATCCAACTCGTCGCAGTCGGAGCAGCGTCGTCCCACCCATCACGGCGTTTGAACGGTAGGATCTTGTCTTGCTGCGGAGCTAGCATCCGGTCCAGCAACTGGCCAACCAACCCCAGCGCATCACACTGGTCATCATGGCTGCCAACCGGAAACCGCAGAAGCTCATCAATCAGATCAGACCGGTAGGAGGCCTGGCGCTGGATCCTGAGACCCTGCATCGCCATCCGGCCCCGGATGCTCTGAGCCCTCACCGCCTTGTCATGCCGCGTCGGAAATTGCTCCCGGACCGTGTACGCTCCACGCTCCCGCGCCCGCTTCAGAAGATACGGACCTACGCCTGACCTGATCTGGCCCGTCTCCTCAGCCCAGCCCATCGGCTTCCATTTGCGTACAAGATCACAATACGCCTCAACCCAGACGTCAGAGGAGGCCTGCTGCCGCCATAGGTCGAGCAGGTAAAGGTTATGCTCGCCATCAACCCCTATGACCGCATGGACCGTGTAGTCGCCGCCGTTGCTCGTCACCGCATAGTCGCTGCCGCCATACACCCGAAGGCTGCTCCGGTCGGGCAGGGTGTCGGTGTCTATGAGCCACTCCCGCTTGAAATAAGAGCCCTCGTCCGGTGCCGGGCGGCCCTGGTACAACGCACTCCAAATCCGCGGATTGCGCTTCGCAACCTCAACCATCTCCGCCGTAAACCACTCAGGCCATAAACGCTGCCCGGGTTGCCGGCCCAGCGGGTCGTCGAGGCCCTCCGCCTCCATCGGAAGGTTGAGTACCTTCCAGCGGCCGGGCTCCTCCTCGAGCAGACGCCCGACCAGATCCGCCTCGTGCCAGCGGGTGCTTATGACCACCGCAGAAGCATGCGGCTTCAACCGCGGCACCGCATCGGAAACCCACCAGTCCCACTGCTTGTCCCGGATGATCTTGCTGTCAGCGTCCTCCGCCGAACGAAGGGGGTCGTCGACCAATAGGCAGTCGGCGCGACGGCCTGCGATACTGCCCCCGACACCCGCCGCAAAGTATTCCCCGCCCTGCGTCGTCTCCCAACGGCCCGCCGCCGCATTGTCGGAGCGTATCCCAAAGTCTAGCGTCTCAGAATGCTCCTCGACAAGGTTCCGAACTCTTCGGCCCCACCGCTCCGCAAGCTCAACCGTGTGACTCGCCGCTATGATCAGGTTCTTGGGGTGGTTCGCCAGATACCACGCAGGGAAAAGAACACTCGCGTAGGTCGATTTCGCAGAGCCGGGCGGCAGGGTCAGGATCAGACGATCGTTCCGCCCCTCGCTGATGGCCTCGAGCTCCCGGATGATCAGCCGGTGATGCGCCGCCGGCGTGAACCCGCACAGGCTCGCCCACTCCGTCAGGCTCTCCCGGATCAGCAGGCGCCGGAAGTCCGGCAGGAGGGCCTTGAGCTCTGCCTGGTGCTCCGGCCGCCAACCGTCCAGACCCGCCGCAGCCGCAAGCCGCATCAGATCGGAGATCGTGCTTGGCATCTGTGGAAACCAGGCTGGTGATTACCGGGTGATTACTAGGAGCATCCGACGAACGTGCTCCTGCACTATAACCCTGATGTTATAAGGCTTTCGCGCTCGACAGCACCTGATTAAGGATTAGAAGGCTCGTCGTCGTCAACCGGATTAGGCTTCAAATCCAGCGTCTTACAAACCCCATCGTTCGACGGGATTTGTGCAGCCTTGCCAGCGCGCGCAACAAGATCGCGAAACCGCTCGGCAAAGCTCTCAACCGACAGATCATGCGAAACGTTAACGTGTAGTTCCTTCGGCAGGAGACCGGCGGCAACTCGTAAGTAAGTTGCCGGATCTTCCTGGCGAACGCGCTCGATCGTCTCTTCGCCGTACAATTCGAAGTTTCGGACCACTGCATCGACCAAAGCGCGCTCCAAATCGCGCCTTTGACCAGGCGGTCTTCCGTTCCCGCCGGAGTTTCCCGCTACAAACCGGCCATTTACTGGATTTTGTTCAGGTGGAGGTTTAGGAAGTGGCGGTAACTTGTTCTTAACTCTAGGTTTTTCCTCAACGCTGATCCTCTGTGGGCGAGGAATTCGCTTTGCTGCGGGCATTTGCGCTGCGTTTTGGGGCTGAGTTAATGTGTTGGTTTAAGAACGTCTCGCAAGCCGTTGATTTCACGCACTTTCCGAGACTGCTGCTCTGACATAACGCGCAACATTCTGTCATGGTCAAGTGCTGAAGCGGAGTTTTCCACCGCACGTTGCGGATAGGAAATACAGTTTCCTCTACCAGGTTGGTCTACATCGCTCTACCAGCGCTCTACCATTTT